TCTATAACTCTAGTCACAGTGCTCGTGACAATAGGTTGGTCTATGCTGTCTAATGAGCTGTGCTTCTAACCAGCCTGCAGACGCGTTAGTCTCACAGGGATAGAACTCAAAGACATCGTCGTCTAGTATCTGAGCGCGCTTACCGATTACATGATGCCCCCGAGCCGCACGACCTAGACCAGACACAGACATACCAATATAGAGGTATTGTCCGTTAGCTCGCTTCCAGGCATAGACGCCAATCTGGAATAGTATATTGAAGGTCTTACCAGACATTGTTTCCATGTTGTCCTCTTTCAGATGAGCTTAGGTTGGGCACGCCCTAATGATAGCATAGAATAGCCCACGAACAACTTAGCCCGCCCATAGAACGAATTATGATCCCATTCCGGCCCCTGTATACGTTCCCTAGCTTGCGCTGAATGTAGGGCATCGTCGTGGCTGGCATGAAAAAACATATCAAGAGGGTGGGGGACCAGAAAACCATAAGTAGTTCGCGCGCTGAAAGAGTTATAACGGACTGTATGGGACTCTATAGATATCGTTCGCTGCATCGTCTACAAATTCCCCAATATGATTCCAACAAAGACCCAACTTGATTCCAATAAAAACCCAACAAAAACCCAACAAAGTGTAATTCGTTCGATCCTGAATGTTTTGCGTAGTTTTAGCCTAGATCCAATAACTTACGGGCGCAGGGGGGAGAGACTAATAATAGGCGGGGTGGGTCTCCCACCGATAACTGTCCTCTTGAATTCTAGCCCTAATTCGGGGGTCTTGTCTGTGTATTTTATATATATATATAAGAATAAGACCTCCTCCGCCTAGCTATGGGGGGTTTTGGGAGTGCCTCCGACAATTATTACTCTCTCCCTCTTGATCCCGTAAACCTATGTGCGCGTGCGGGTTACGGGCAGAAAACTTGTTGGAATTATGTTGGAATTATGTTGGAATGATATTGGAGTCTTATTGGAATGATGTTGGAATTTTTTGAGAAGGAACAGCGAAACATTCAAAATCATTGGCATTTTTACATCTAGGCCGACTGACCAATGAGGGGGGTAGGGGTCGGTTGGGCGTTTGCCTTTCAGTCCTCTCTAGCACACTAGACAAACCCTGAAAAGCCGACCGACCACTATATGTAGGGGCGATCAAAAAGCGAACACTATATATGGTACTTGACAGCCATGTTATGCTGGTATTGGTGAAATCTATATTCGTTAGCTCAGTCGGCGCAGGCTGGATCGGCGCTCGTTTTCACTCCGTTCCAGCCTAGCCTAGCAGAAGGGACAAAGTATGGCATACAAGCTAACCTATTGGACAGTGAAGGACCAGGATACAGCCTACGAGCTGAAGTCGGTTAGGCTTCGGTCGGTGGTCGAAGTTCAATCCCTGAGCCTACCGCATCAACGGCCAGCAGGGACCGACTGCATCCTGCTCGAGCGAACCGACAAGACCGTAGGGCGTAAGAAAACGCCGAACCACGGTCAATACACGCGGGTCATCTTCATCAACGACAAGGCTCGTAACTGTTCGGGGATTTAGGAGAGCATATGGCACACGATAGTTTCTCTCAGCCCTACGCGGAAGGAATCGTCAAGGACGTTCGTGGGGCGTTGGCTCAGTATGACGAAGGGGCCATCATCGCAAGTGAGTTTCTGTTCCGAGCTGTAACTCTCTATTACAACTGGGAGAAGGAAGTCATCGCGGAGCACGACAAGGTCATGGCGATTCAACCCTCGTGGCTCATCGAAGACGGCAAGCTCGCTCTCGAAGTCGTTCAACTCAGTCTCAGCTTCTAGGAGTATATATGGCACAAGACAAGCGGAAAGACTCTCTCGACGACATTCTGGGCATCGACCCGTTCGCCGATGTCAACGATGACTTTGAGCGTTACCTGAAGGAGAAGACATGCGATACGCCAGTGTCAGAGATGACGACGACCGACAGGGACGACCCGGACCCGCTGTTCACTCCCAAGACTCCGGTGATGCTGGAAGCGGCGCTCAAGGACGGCATCCCCGTGGTAGTCATCCCGACTGTTCACGTTGCGGCGGACGAGTGGACAGCACCCTCCCCAAGCCCGAAAACGGTGGCCGAGGACGACGAGTTCACGTTCGTCCTTCCCTCAAGTGCTCCCGTTGCGGATTCTCTCCCAAATCCTGACGCGCTGGTCGTAGGCACGCAGACTCCCGAGCAACAGACTCAGCTCCACGTTCGTGGCAAGGAAGGTTATCAGTATATCACTGAGACCGTCGCGCCCAGCACCGTAGACGAGGAATGGAAGAAGGTCTTCATCGAGTCCTACAAGATGGGCGTGACTTCGATGTCGGCAGAGCAGATCGTTACGCGCTTTCATGATCTCGAGCGGACGATTTATCTCATCCGCGCTCAGCAACAGGGCATCCGGTTGTCCCTCGAAGATGTTCTCCAGGCCACTTCCATCGCCGAGCGTATCAGAGTCATGGAGATGGACAAGAAGCTCAAGATCAGAGCTGTCCGCAAGTCCGCTGACCCTGAGGGACGCAAGGGTTCCAAGCCCAAGACCGAGGCGTCGAAAGCAAAGGCGACGAAGAAGTATTCCGCCGCGGTCAAGAAGTCCATCGACCTCTACATCGAAACGTTCGGCTGGAGCAAGGCACAGATCACCGAGAAGTTCCTGTCTCTCGGCAAGCTGACTCAGGAAGCGAAGGACTATCTAGACGACTGCTTCTCGAAGTAGCTCTCGGGTCTGATTCGGACGAAAGGCATAAGTCGTTCACCCGGCGAACTATTTTCAGGAGTCAGTATGGCTAAGACTGTTCTGTCACTAACATGCCCGTTCTGTGGGTCCAAAGCAAAGGAAACGTCCCGTATGACGTTCGGGGCGGAGCTTTGGATCGACTTGGAGTGTGGGCATACACTGGTTCGAGACAGCATTCAGAGCGAGGAGATTTCGATTGTCAGTCGTGATGGTCGGACTCCGTTCCCGTATCAGATGGACGGTGCTAAGTTCATCGAGGCTGCCGACTGTAACGGCTTGATCCTCGACGAGCAAGGCTTGGGGAAGACGGTCCAAGAGTGCCTGCTCCTCGCACGGAATAAAGAGCAACTCCTACCGGCCCTAATCGTCGTCAAGTCGGGCCTACGCGCACAGTGGATGGTCGAGGTGTTCCGTTGGACAGGGATGGTCGCTCAGATCATCGAGAAGTCGACGGATAAGCCGTTCTTCGATCACTTCGACATCTTCATCGTCTCCATCGACACGCTTCGGCTCATTCGTCCTGACATCAAGGTCGTTACTGAGATGGACATGGCGATGGCTGAGCGTGCGGGCCGGAAGATCCCTAAGCAACCTAAAGCTCTGTGGGGACCGGACATCTGTTCACGCTTCAAGCACGTGTGCATCGACGAGATTCAGAAGGTCAAGAATCCTGGGGCGAGTCGGACGCAGGCTCTCCGTAAGATTGTGGCCGAAGCGAACGGTGGACGTAAGGCTCGTGTTATCGGTCTCTCTGGCACGCCGATTGACAAGCACGCAGGCGAGTATTTCGTCGCGTTGAACCTCGTGAGGCCGGAGCTGTTCCCGTCGCCGTCGACCTATCAGATCACGCATTGCCGGGTCAACCCTGAGACAGGCAAGATTGGTGGTCTGAAGAATCCTGAGCGATTCCGGGAGCTTACTCAGGACTTCATCATCCGTCGCAAGCGGGCTGACGTTCTACCTGACTTGCCGAAGGTGTTCCGACAGTTCCGACTGGCCGATCTGGAAGGGGGCGAGCTCGAAGCCTACATCAGAGTGGTCAAGGAGTTCAAGGAATACATGGAGGACGATAAGCCGAAGATCCCAACGGCTATTCTCGGATTCCTCAGCAAGATGCGGCACATCACGGGGATTGCAAAGGTTCCCGCTGCGTTCGACTTCTGTGTAGAGTTCATGGAGGAGTCAGAACGGCCTCTCACCGTGTTCCTTCACCATCAGCAGGCCGCCGCCGAGCTTATCCTCAGACTTGAGAAGTGGTGTATCGAGAATGACGAGCCGATGCCGCTCTATCTCAGGGGCGGTATGACTCTCAAGGCGCGCGTCGAAGTCGAGGAAGCGTTTCGGCAGGGGAAGTCTCGTATCTTAGTCGCCTCTACGCTCGCCTCATGCGAGGGGCTCAATCTCCAGTTCTGTCAAGACTGTCTGTTCCTGGAGCGCCAGTGGAATCCTAGCAGCGAGGAGCAGGCGGAGTCACGCTTCCCGAGGCCCAGACCTGAGGACCCGTGGCCTGTCGGTGCGAAGATCATGGCGCACTACCTCATCGCGGCTGGCACTATCGACGACTTCCTGACCGAGATTGTGGAAGTCAAGCGTAGCAACGTGGCGCAGACTCTCGACGGCAAGGAAGTTGAGTGGGATGAAAGATCGTTGCAGATGGAGTTGGCGAAGGTTCTACAGACGAAAGGCTTGGCGAAGTGGAGGATTGCAGCATGATTGTCATACGTTCCAAGAGCGGCGCTGAGTTCAGATATGAGGGGAATGTCGACCTCGAAGTCTCTGAAGCCACCGACCAGCTCCTCTACGTTCACGCGGACAGGTCTGCTTCTCTACCGAATGAGTTGCAGACCATCAGCTACAAGATTTGCGACATCTTCTGGTTGAGCGAGGTTGAGTCTATTCAGGGAGAGGGTCGGCTGTATAGGGGGTGATATATGGAACAAGACTACGTCACCATTCTCTCGACGACTCACCCGCATAAGTTCCTCGTCGCGCACATGAAGTATCGGGCGAGTGACGATGAGTACGTAATGGCACGCGTCTCGAAGGCGATGAAACATGAGGCTGCGACCAGACTCGCACACGACTGGGCTATCGTTCTTAAGCTCGAAGTGAAAATCTAGTTAGAAAAGGAGGAGTCATGGTAAAGGGAGATCCAAAATCGGTTGGGGACCTAATGGAGTGTATCATCGAGAGGTTCCTCAAGAATAAGCCGTTCCACTCAATGATTTCAGAGGAGACTATCGAGGTCGCTAAGACCTTCTTCGGTCAGTTGGAAGGGACGACGTTGGACCAGAAGGAAGTAGCATCACGTGTCTGGTTGTGCATGTGTGTCACTGGCATCATTGCGTGTGAAGTGCCCGGCATGGACAAGCAGTTCGCACATATTCTCCAGATCGTTAAGCTCGCTGGTTTACTGACTGATATCTCACTGAAGAAGGACGAGGGCGATGGCGGAAAATAAGGACGCCGAAGCCTTCGGTGCAACCCAACGTCGTCGAGACATACAGCAGAAGATGGAGAACGAGGGGATCTATCCGAACATGGATCAGCGAACCTCAGAGAAACAGAAGATGCGTATCCATCCTGAGGTATTCGTCAAGCAACTCAAGGCGATCCTTCCCTCTGTCCCGATGACGACACAGGACATGGTCGAACTGCGCCAGATCCTCGCGAACAGGATGATCAACAAGACCTGCTTCAAGTGCGCGAAGGTCAAGCCGGAAGCTGACGGTATCATGACTTATCCAGACGGAGACATGAGCCGACCGAAACGATTCGTCTGTGGTGATTGCAAGTAAAGGAAAACTCTGATGGCACACAAGAAGATGAGAATCCAGCCGCGCGACAAGAAGCATGGTCCGAAGGTCCCGTCGTCGCAGGGTCTAGACCATCGTATCGCTGAGGCTGTCGAGCGCGACGCTATCCGGTGGAACTGTTCGCGGTCATGGGTGCGGGCGACGGCGTTGGCTGCCTTCTATGGCATCGACATCGTAGCGCCGTATGAGGTTCCAGTGCGTAAGAAGTTGCGGATTGTAAGAGGGTGACTAGATGAGATGGAGACGCTTTAAGCTCTGGCTACACTGTTTCATCTGGAGACATACAGCAGAGGAGTTCGTCATCCAGACCGAGATGTTCAAGACCGAGGTCGTCTACCTCAAGTGCGATACGTGTCACAAGGTCTATTACAAGGACGAGGTTATCATTAACAAGGTGCTTCGTCTATACGGGGAGGATCTGCTATGAGCGAGGGAGAATTCGCCGTCATCAAGAAGGCGTTTGCTGCGTGGTTCAAGGAGGAGGTATCAAAGTCAGAGCACGCGATGGAGCAGGAGTGGTTGCACTTTCTCTCCATCCTCAAGGTCGAGATTCGCTATGCTCCTGGGACCGACTTGTTTCAGCAGCGCGCTCCGACAAAGCCTTGACTTTTGCTCGGCTTTTTGCTAGACTAGGGAATGGGGGCGTTTGCCTAGATGCTACTGCGTGGTCTGAGTTTAGGTGCCGCGCGTAACCCAAAGGTGGATCTCTGGCGTATGAGTGTAGCTTTCTTATCCTGTGCTGACTTCAAGAGTATTCTCCCGGCGGATCATGTCTGCTGTGAGTCGTGCCATAAGCCAGCGATAGAGGGTTCACTCATACAGCCGGGTCTTATCTGCGTCCGAGCCTATCAAGAGGACGTTTACGGTAAGGTAGGCAACTGCGACTATCAGCTCTGCGTCGAAGCACAGGTATGCTGTAAGTCTTACGACATCGTACGGGCTTTACCTAGACAATGGTGGTTAGACAAGGCAAACGAACTCGGGGTATCGCGCGGGGATGGTAGAGGTTATGTGTATCCCAGCCAACCCGAACGGAATACGGAAAGGACAGAGAGGAAATATGCCGCGCCCACGAAAGTATCCAAAGCGAAAGTCAAAACTTCGGTCAACGCGCTCGCGAAGATCCTCGGTGCCGGTGACGATGATGGCCCAGCCTACCTCAGATGAGCGTATCGAGCAGGTCAATCAGACCCTCGACGGCATCATCGACCATGCGGAGAGTATCCCGCTACCGATAGACCAGTCAGCTGCCTTCGATGCTGGCCGTGCGTTCGAGCGGTCCCGGAATGACATCACAGTTACTCGAGAGGAAGCTGCTCAGTTCCTTGAGATGGTAGATAAGCAGTTCGTCAACCAGAAGTTCGAGCTGGTCCACGGGATGATTCGCCGGTTCCGCTTTCTCGTAGAGGATTAGCATGTGTGTTCTCTGCGATAAGGTAGACTTCGCCATTGAGACATTGGAGCAGCTTATCCCGATGTCTGAGTGGAAGGTTATCTTTCATGAAGCGGTGAGTCTGACAGGGGCACCGAAGCAACTGGCCGACGACATGATGGCAGACGAGAAAAGCCTCATGGCTAACGTCTACTGTCGTATCGCTGCCGTCTTTCTCGTTGACCATCTCCGTATTCATCCTCAGCACGCAACGATGATGTTCGCGGCCATAGCAGAGGGGACGGCTTCGGGGATTCATCTTGCTGAAGAGGCAGAAGCGGAAGACCCTATCGAACGGCTCAGGAATCGTCTGCTCAAGAAGCTGAAGGATCTGGAGTCATAGTGGAGGACAAACTCTACGTCAAGGTAGATTCCCAGATCCTTAGCTCAATGAACCTCTGCCCGGAGAGATACCGGATGGAGATGGTCGAGCACTGGCGTCCATTGGATAAGGCTGCGGCTCTAGAGCGCGGCTCGATTCTGCACACGATGGTCGCCTGCTATAGAAGAGCGAAGAAAGACAACTTCCTCGACTTCCGAGCGAAGCATGGCTCAATCGTACAGGACTGTATCTTAAAGGGCAGAGTCTCTGCCGCTGCGTCCGTGCATATCAGCGTCCAAGAGTTCGAGGAAGAGGACGTTCCCACCTTTCAGGACTACATTCTCAAGTGGCAATACGACGGCTGGGAGATACTCGACGTCGAACAGCCATTCAGTAAGGTTCTCTATGAGGATGACATAGAGTTCGTCTTTCTAGGCACTACCTATCCTGGCCTCGTCATCATCTACGAGGGCGTCATCGATGCTCGCATTGTGGACCCGAAGCAGGGCACATGCGTAGTAGATACCAAGACAGAAAGCCGTAAATCATACCCGTATATCCTATCTAATCAGTTCCAAGGATACGAGTGGGCCTTTGGTGTGCCTGTCATCGTCGACAAGGTAGGCTATCAAAAGACTCTCTCACCGCAAGAGAAGTTTCGTCGATTGACACACGAGTCTGGTAGTTTTGCTGTAGCGGAGTGGCGTGAGGATGCCATTGAGTCTATCAAGCAGGCTATCGGTTGGCATGAGATTTTAGCCGCAGGTGGGAGACTAAGGAAAGACCGAACGTCGTGCGACAAATACTCCGGCTGTATCTATCAGAAGGTGTGTAAGGTCCCGGCTGAGCACAGAGAGTTTAAGCTGCAAGCCTACTTCTACAAGGACAAGGCATGGGACCCTTATACGCGAGACTCCGATGAGGGTGATGACGATGTCTAAGAAGGCTGTCCATTCAGGGCCGCATAAGTATATGCTTGTAGAGTGGGGAGAGAAGAAGACTCCTATCCATAAGTGTATCCTTCCCGGCTGCGCGCATTATGTCCATACTATCATGGCGGAGAACCGAGAGTCTCTCTGCTGGAAGTGTGGCGACAGGTTCATCCTGACAAAGGATAAACTCGAGAGAGTGAAGCCCAAGTGTGACAAATGTATCCGGCGTAAGGGGCCAGCCGGTGAAGAAGTCTTCAAGAGCCTTGACGATTTGATTGAGGGGCTAAAGTAATGCCGATGACGTCTAAGATTGTTCTCGGCGGACGGACAATGGCTCTGTTCGTTGGGACCAATGGCTCGGGTAAGACAGTAGCTACGGCTTCGTGGCCGGGGCGCGGTCTGATTCTCGACTTCGATGGCCGTGTTGATCCAGTGCGCTTGTTCTATCCTAACAGGGATGACATCGAATACTGGACGATCGGGCTCGACGGGGACCAGCGACCGGACTGCCTCGGCTTTAGTGAGGGCATCAAGAAGATTGAGGACTTGCAGGACCGCTGCCCCTACGATTGGGTGTCGATGGATTCTTACACCTCCTACTCCGCTGTCGCAGTCCTTCACCAGATGGGACTCCACGCAGGGGATGTGAAGAAGACCAAAGGTGGCCTGCCTATCCCCGATTGGGACGAGTATAAGGGGGAGACGGGGGTCATGCTACAGATCCTCGAGATTCTCAAGATACTCCCCTGCAATATCTTCGTGACGGCTCATCCCATCCAGGCTGCCAAGACTACCAAGCAGGGTGGGTCCACGAATGATGTGCTCGCAAGCATGATTAAGGGACAGTCGATTGCGTCTTATGGATGGAAGACTCCCAGTCTATTACCGAATTACTTTAACGAAATGTGGCATTTTTGGACGGATGTCACTCCCCACGCCGAGACTACCAATCGGCGCTGGGTCCAAACCGTGAGCGCCGGAGAAATTGTCGCAAAGACGGCGCTACCTCTGCCCGCGAAATTCGAGATTACGGATAAGCCTTGCTACAATGTAGTCCAGGCTTTCCTCAAAGAGTATAACATTAAGATGCAGGCAAAGGCCGATGTCGCGAAAGGGATCTAAGAACCACTTCGAGAAGATAAAAACTGTCCGAATGGCGGATGGTTGTATCAAGTGGATTGGTGCCCACAACGGACGATACGGCAAGCGGACTATCAACGGCAAGTCTGTCTTCGCCCATCGTCATGCTCTTGAGCAAAAGATTGGACGTGCGCTACTTCCTGGAGAATGCGCGCTCCACACTTGCAACTATACACGTTGTGTCAATCCCGACCACTTGTTCGTAGGGAGTCAACAGGAGAACGTGATTCAGGGGAAGGAGAGAATGAAACAATGCTGACAGACGAGGAGATTCAACGCCGACACCATTACCAGACGCCAACCGAGAAGGCGAAGGAGCTTCATCACGAGGTCAACGAGTCGACCACGGCGATGGCTCTGGCGTTTGAGCATACGCTACCGGAAGGGAGGGAGAAAAGCATCGTCCACACGAAGCTCGAGGAAGTCAGGATGTGGGCCAATGCTGCAATCGCGCACAATCACGACAAACTCTAGCTGGGGAGTATAAATACGCAGCGCAACCAATCACAACGAAACAATCAAGGACAAACGCAAATGCCGAGACTTCAGATTACACCGGAAGAATTCAAACGCGCCAAGCTCGTGAAGCCGGGCTGGTATCCGACGCTCATCAAGGACGTCGCCGAGGAACTGAACAAGGCCAAGGACGGACAGAACATCGTCCTCGAGGTCGAGCTGGCCGACAACACGTCCGAGTTCATGGGCGTTCCGGGCAAGGTCTGGTTCACCGAGAAGTTCCCGCAGGGCGCGGTCGCGTTCCTCAAGGCCATGAATCCGGGGCTGAAAGAGGACGCCATCGTCGACGTGGAGTTCACCGACTACCGTGGCATGTAC